TCGGTTAGAAGCTCACGAGCGTGAATGTAGTATTCGCTACGAAATGATTCAGATGCAACTTGACGAACATAACAAGCGCTTTGACCGACTAGAGGCGCTAATGGCTCGTGGGTTCGGCATGGTAGCAGTAATGATTACTATGGCGATCGCTATCCTAGAGTTTGCTAGATAATGTGGCAGACATTGCTTGGCCCACTAACTAACCTTATTGGTGGTCATCTTGAGCGTAAAGCAAAAGAGAAGAAGGCTATCCATGAACGTAAAATGGTAGCTATTCAGCAGGACGCTAATTGGGAAAACATACATGCTAACAACGCAAGCAGTTCATGGAAAGACGAATGGTTTACTATTTTGTTTTCAGTACCATGTATACTTGCGTTCTTCCCTAGCATGGTGCCTGTAGTTATGCAAGGGTTTGCTGCTTTAGACGGCATGCCTGATTGGTACAAAGGTTTCTTGGGGGCTGCTGTTGCAGCATCGTTTGGTATTCGTGGTTTAGCTAACTGGAAAAAATAAATATGTATAGTGTTGGTGATCAAACATTTTCAACTATTCAAGAAGCCAGAGCTTACGACTTTGAGACAAGTGGTACTATAGATAATGTAAGGGCCGTTACTTCTTTTGATGACGATCCTTTTGGTGATGACTCTTTTGAGATACCTGAGTTTGAAGATTTACCGGGAGAAGATTCTTTTAGAAATTTAGCTGATTCTCTTTTTCGACAGTTTATAGAAGAAACTGAAGCAGAAGATAGATTACAAAGATGGATTAGAAGAAATGTTCTAAACGATACTAGAGACCCAGAAGACCAAGACGGAGAGCCTTCTGATTTAGATACTCTTTTTGCAGACGATACTTTCCAAATGATATGGGACAGTATTGTTGGCAGAATTGGTGATGTTCCTCCAGAAATAAGTGGAGACGAAACAGCAACTCAAGAATGGTATAATTCTCAAATTGAAGCTGCCTTGCAAGAAATAGAACAAACTGGTGGCGTATCTGGAGCTTTTGATAGAGCACAAACTATTCTTAATACTCTGATTGAAAATCCTTCAGAGCTTGAGAATATGGAAGATCCGGGAGAGCTGACTAAGTTTTTTGTAGAACAAGGAGCAATGTCTTTTGTAGGTGCTGCAACACCTCCTGTAACTCCTGCTGGATCTAATGGTGAGCTTGTAATAACAGGAGGCGCTGGTGTAACAGGACCTTTTGAAGAAATACTAGCAACAGGCGGTAGGATTTTCGGACCAAACGGTCTTTTAGAAGTAATGGTTCCATATATTCCCGGAGTATCTTTACCTAATTGGATACCTTCTGCTGGCGTTATTTTTCTTCCTACAATACAAGACGCAATAGATACAGTTGCAGAAATAATCGACAAGTCAGAAATTTCTGAAGCCATAGAAGAAGGCGACATTGGAGAAATATTAAACGATATTGGTGAAATTGTTATAAACACCGGAACTGCTGCTGCTGGTGTAATTGAAGAAAAAGTTCGTGAAATCATTGGCACTATTACAGGAGCTGTCGCAGATCCTACTAGAGCAGGTTCCGTTATTGGTGGTATTATTGGCGTAGCTTTTCCTTCAATACCTCAGTGGCTTCCTCCTTTAATTTTAGACCCTCGTGTTTACGGTGCAGTACGTAGTGTACTAACACAAAACTTTAATACTCCTGAGGAAGATTTTCCTCCTTTTAACGAAGAAGTAGAAGAAGACGAAGTTGCCTTAATGTTTACTAACAGAGGCAATAACTATTTTGTTAATAAAGAATCAGACGAGTTTTTGCAATTAGCAGAAAGCGAAGAATATGAGTTTGATTTTAACGAAGAGTATACAAGAGAACAACTAGAAGACACTGGACTAGAAACAATTAACTCTGGTACGTATCAGTCATTGTTAGATGACCTGTCGTTTCATGCACTAGAAGAAGACATCTATCAGTACTCTATGGATGACCTTATAGCGCGTTATGAGGAAGAAGGAGGAGTACTTCCCGGTGATTGGAAGACACTGGACGAAGAGTCGCGGTACAACTTTTTCCTAGCTGACTATTTTGATATTCCTACCTACATTAGAGACCCTGATAGAGGCGGTGATAGAGACGACGAAGATGACGGTGACGGTACTGGTGATGGTGATACAGATCAAGACCCTGTCTCTGTAGTTGAAGGGTTGTTTGCTGACTTTTTAGAGCAGCTTGATACAGAGTTTACTGGGCAACAAGAACAAATAAATACTATTATCAACAACTTTGTTGAGACTCTTCCTGATTTTGATGCAATGCCTACAATGGAGGACATTGCTGAATACTTTGAACTTAATGGCGTTACGTTATCAGAACAAAACTTTGAACGTATACGTCAAGAGTTAGCTGATGCTGGCTACCTGACAGAAGAGCAGTTAACAGAAGCTTTATCTGGCGTAGCTACAACAGAGCAAGTTCAAGAAGCTATTCAAGGTGCTGGTTTTGCTACTCCAGAACAAGTAATACAAGCTTTAGCAGAAGCAGGTTATGCTACGCCTGCTGATATTGCTGATGCTTTTGCTAACTCTGGTTTTCTTACAGAAGATCAGTTTAATACAGCTTTGGCAGAAGCAGGGTATTTAACAGAAGAACAATTAATAACCGCGTTGGCTGATGTTGCTACAACGGAAGAAGTCCAAGAAGCGTTGCAAGGCGCTGGTTTTGCTACGTTAGATGAAGTAAGACTAGCCTTATCAGAAGCAGGCTATTTAACAGAAGAAGAATTTAGGCAAACAACAGAAGAGTTTAGACTAACAACAGAAGAGTTAAGACAAGCAATATCCGATCTTCCTGATGGAGCAACAGAAGAAGAAGTTAGGCAGATAATACAAGAAGCTATTAACTCATTGCCCGGCAGCGGCGAAGGTCTATCTGTAGATGACGTAAGAGAAATAATTAATGAGGCTATTTCTGGAATAGATCTTCCTGATTCTGTAACATCAGAACAAGTTAGAAGCATATTAGATAGCTTTGGTTTTTCTACCTCTGAAGAAGTACAAGCTGGTTTTGAAAACATTCAAGAAAATTTTGAAGACCTTACCAGCAGATTTAACGACGCTATTAACGGTATTGCTACTGAGTTTAGTGAACAAGAAGCTTTATTTTTAGAAAGCATTACAGGTCTTGAGGCGTCCTTAATACAATCTCTATCTAATATTGAAGGTGGTCTTAGTGCTGAGTTAGAAATGCTCGACACTAATATCATAACTTTACAAGAGGCTGTAGAAGCTGGTTTCGATGACTTTACTGCGTTTGCTACAGAAGAGTTTGGTCTTGCCTCAGAAGAACGTCAGCGCCTTCAAGAAGCTATTATAGCTGTTGATGGAAACGTTACACAACTAAGTGCTGACTTTCAACGAGAGTTTGAAGAATTTGGTGGGACTCTTGCTGAACTTTTTGAAGGTGTTGGTTTTAGTATTGAAGATCTTCAGCAAGGACAAATAACACAAGCTGAAGCTTTTGAAGACCTTAACTCTTATTTAGCAGGGCAGTTTGAAACAGCAGGACAAGAAAGGCAAAACTTACAAGAAGCTATCCTTAATGTTGGCGGAGACGTTAATTTATTAAGCGATACTATGTTCGATCAGTTTCAAGCTCAAAACGAAACTATTGAAGAATTATTTGCAGGAACAAATGTAAATATTGAAGCTTTAGCGTTAGGGCAAATAAGCCAAACTGAAGCTATAAACCAGTTCCAAGATTATGTATCGGATGAGTTTTTAGCGGCTCAAGAAGACCGAATAAGAATTACTGAAGCTTTAATTAGTGTAAACGGAAACTTAGAAGATCTTAATCTTGCGTCTTTAGATACGTTCAATGATTTAAATCTTAGTATTGAAGAATTAGCCAACGAATTTAATATAAATTTTGAGGCTTTGCAACAAGGTCAAATAAGTCAATTTGAAGCTTACAACGAATTTCAAGACAACGTAACACAACGATTAGACATATCTAACGATCAGCTTGAAGATATTCTTGCAGGACAAGATGATATTCTTAGCGGGCAACAAGATATTCTTACAGGCCAAGAAGATATTATTACGGGCCAAGAAGAATTTCAAATACTTTACGGCGAGCAACAACAAGCGTTACAAGATCAAATTATGGCAGGTAATGTTCTTAATGCCTTAGCTGCTGGAGGTATGTTTGCTCCTGCTGCTGCACCTGCTAGAGTACCTTATGAAGATTTTTTACAGGGTATTACATATCGTCCTAGAGAAGCGCCGGAACTTGCTATTAAAACTCCAGCAGTAGACTACAATGAAGAAGCACAACAATTATTAATGCGGACGCGCAGACGAGGGATGTTAGCATGACGTATCTTAATTTAATGAATAACGTACTGCGGCGCTTGCGTGAGGAAGAAACCACGTCAGTCACTAGTACTACCTACGTAAAAATGGTAGGTGATTTTATTAATGATGCAAAAAAATTAGTAGAAGAAGCAACTGACTGGTCTGCTTTACGCGAAACAATTATTGTTTCTACTACTGCATCAGACAATACCTACTCATTAACGGGTGGCGGTGATAATGTAAAAGTTATGTGTGTTCTAAATGACACTAGCAATTTTTTCATGGACTACCAAACAAAAGACTGGTTTAACGAACAGCTGTACATTAGCAGTGCAGCAGAAGGTACACCACGGTACTACACGTACAACGGGCTTGATGTTAGTGGTGATACGCAAGTATTAGTAGGGCCAACTCCTGATGGAGTATACAGCCTACGGTTTGATGTTATTAAACGACAAGCAGACTTAAGCTCTAACACAGATTCGTTGCTTGTACCTTCAATGCCTGTAGTCCATCTTGCTATAGCTTTATTGGCGCGTGAACGTGGTGAGACTGGCGGTACATCTGCTGCTGAATACTTCGCTATTGCTGATAAGTTTTTGTCTGACGCTATTGCTATAGACGCAGTCAAGCACCCTGAAGAGATGGTATTTAGGACTATTTAATATGGCTCAACAACTGCAAAGTATTAATCTTGTAGCTCCGGCATTTAAAGGTGTTAACACCGAAGACTCGCCGTTAGCTCAAGACCCGTCGTTTGCAGAAATTGCAGACAACGCTGTAATTGATAAACGTGGTCGTATTGCGTCACGCAAAGGTCACACTGTTGTGACAACAAACAAGACTGTTCTTGGTACTGACTCGTTGCGGTCTATTAAAGAATTTAAAGACAACGCAGGAAACACTAAGATATTTTCCGTAGGTAACAATAAGATTATTAGTGGTACTGCTACACTGGTTGACGAAACTCCCGGTGGATACAACATTACTGCAAACAACTGGAAGCTTGTAGACTTTAACGACAAGATTTACTTTTTTCAACGTGGGTTTCAACCCCTTGTGTATGACAACGCAGGAGGCTCTGTAATCCCGCTCAGCAGCGTTTCTGGTGCAGCTGGTGTCACGTCTGCTATGTACGGTAACGAAGTCCTAGCGGCTTATGGAAGGCTCTGGACAGCAGACGTTACTGGAAACAAGTCTACTGTTTACTGGTCTGATTTGTTGATTGGTCATGACTGGTCTGGAGGCACTAGCGGTAGTATTGATATCTCAAAGGTCTGGCCTGATGGGTACGACGAGATTGTAGCGTTAGCGGCACACAACGGACTGTTAATTATTTTTGGTAAGCATAGCATTGTTGCATATCAAGGAGCAGAAGCACCAGCAACAATGGCATTGGCTGATACTGTAGCGGGTGTTGGTTGTGTTGACAGAGACACTGTGCAGTACACCGGCACAGACGTATTGTTCTTGTCTCATACCGGACTTAAAAGCTTTGGGCGGACAATACAAGAAAAGTCTATGCCTATTAGCAGCCTGTCCGGTAACATTACCAAGGACATTATTTCTGCGTTACAAAATGAAACAGAGTTTTTTAGGTCCGTTTATAGTCCAGAAGAAGGTTTTTATTTGCTGGCGTTTACAGGACAAAATGTTATCTATTGTTTTGATGTTAGAAGCATACTTGAAAACGGTTCATATCGAGTAACTCGTTGGGTAGGAACAGGGTTTACATCATTTACTAGATTAGAAAACGGAACCGTATATGTTGGAACAACAAACGGAATTAGTCAGTATGCTGGTTACCAAGATAACGGACTAAAATATCGTTTTAAATACTATAGCCCTAGCTTGACTTTTGGTGACGCATCTCGAGTTAAAATTCTTAAGAAATTAAAGCCAACATTAGTAGGGGCAAACGACGCAACAGTATTTCTTAAATGGGCTTATGATTTTGATACGACGTATTCTACAGCTGAGTTTACAGTAGGTACGCAAATTTCTGGCTACTACGGAGAAAGTGAATATACTACCGTAGAATTTACAGCAGGTCAGTTAACTAGTCAAAGATCATTAAACGCCACTGGGTACGGCACAAGCGTAGTGGTTGGGTTAGAAGCAGACATTAACGGAACTGCTTTATCACTTCAAGAAATTAACGTAATGGCTTTAATAGGAAAGCTACTTTAACGGGAGTAAACAATGGACGAAGACATTATTGGCACAGAAGAAATAATGGAGATGGCCGGAGGTGGGAGTAGCGGCTTCTTTGATTTCTTAGGAGACCTTGGATCGTACCTGATGCAACCAGAAGTTTTGCTCCCGGGTGTTGTTGGTGGATTGCTGACAGGAGAAGCTTATGGACGACTTAGTGACATAGGTACTAAAGCAAGAACACGTGCTGAAGAGCTAGCTGCAACACAGTTGGAACAAACACAGTTTAGACCCTTTACCGTAACCACTGCTACTGGGGCTGATCTAGGTACTAGAGTTACTCCTTCTGGTGGTGTTGAAACTACTATGGGTTTGTCTCCTGAAGAAATTGCTTTGCAGACTCAATTACTAGGAGGTGCTGGTGGTTTCTTTGGTCAAGCAGTGCAGCCTAGAGACGCTCGTGAGCAAGCTATCTTTGAAAGAATGCGTAGTACCCAACGCCCTGAAGAGGAGCGTCAGCGTCTTGCGTTAGAAGAACGACTAGCAGCTCAAGGTCGATTAGGAACAAGCTCTGCTGCTTATGGTGGCGCTACTCCTGAAATGTTAGCAATGGCTACAGCGCAAGAAGAGGCCCGTAATAGAGCTATGTTAGGTGCTATGCAACAAGCACAAGCAGAACAAATGCAGCAAGCAGCGTTAGGACAACAGTTCCTTGGATCTGCTTACTTGCCACAACAACAACTTATGGCGGCTACTCAGCCTGCACAGCAGTTGGCAGCGTTACAGCAGCAGGCACAGCTACAAGGTGCTGGTTTGTTTGGTGAAGCAACTATGTCTGGTATTGAGGCTCAGTTGGTTGCAGAACAAGCAAGAGCTAACTTGTTAGGTCAAACAGGTGTTGGTTTGTTGCAAGGTGCGCTAACTCCTAAAGCACCTAGTTATAACATTGACATATCTTCTCTTATTCCCGGCTTAGGGGGGTAAAACAATGGCTAAGTTTTCACAAGAGTTTTTAAGACAGATGGCTAATCCTGCTTTCGGGCAGGGGATGTTTACTGCTGCAAAACAAGCGGCACAGCTTCCTGCACAGTTACAACAACAACAAATGCAGGGCACTCTGCAGTCTGGTTTGTTTCAACTAGAACAAAAAGCAATGGCTGGTACGCTTACTCCAGAAGACTATCAAAAAGCTGTTACTGCTTATGGACAAGTAGCGCAGGCAAACCCTGAACTTGCTGGAGAAATTAGATCTTCTTTATCTAGAGTAGGTACTGCAGTAGGCGCACAAAAAAGAGCAACTGATCAGAACAAAGTTAAATCAGAAGTAGCTAATCTTCGTCAAGCGGCTTTAGCGGTGCAGTCTAAAAAAGGACTAGACCCTGAAGTAAAGCGACAAACTTTAGCTAAAATGAAAATGGACTTTAATCGAATTAAAGAAGCCAACCCTACTGTAGACCTTTCTAGCTTTGAAGGAATGTTTGAAGACGTTGTTGTAGAGGCAGCTCAACTTGATAGGATTGCTAAAGAAGCAGCAGACTCAGAAGCTCGTGACCAACTCTCAGCTCAAATTTTTCAAATAAAGAATTTTGAAACTCTTGAAACAGTAACAGACAGCCTGTTAAAAACTAATCCAGAACAAGCTGAAGCTATTAAGAAGTTTTCTCAAATACAACAAGCAAGTATTGAGAACAAACGAAAAAGAAAAGAGGCACGTGTAGAAAGACAATATGATATTACAGCCGATGTAAGTACAATAAGCAAACAAGCAGAAGATTTGCCTGACTCAGTTCGTGAATTAGTTCAGGCTAAATTAACAGCTGCTAAACAAGAACAACAAAACTATAGGCAAGGCGGTGTATGGACTAATTCAGTAGCAAGAAAAAGAGCGGAGTCACTTATTGAAGATGCTGTTAGCCAAATTGAAAGATTTACTTTTGCTGAAGCAGGTAGAACACTAACTCAAATAACTTCTCTTGAAAGTGATCTTGCTGAGTTAGCTGCACAAGGTGAACCTACTGCTGAACCTCTTGAAATTATGAGAGTAGCAGAAGGTCTTGCTTTACAAAAACACGGTAGAGATTACTCTGATTTACCTCAAGGTAAACAACAATCTATATACAAAGACGCAGTTCAAGCAGAAGCAGAACGAGTCAAAGCTGCTTATCAACGAGAAATAACTGTAAAGACAAGACAGCTATCTGCTTTACGTGGTGAAGAAGTAGCAGAAGAAGAACCAAAAGAAGAAACTTCTAAGTTTATTGAGCCTGTTTCTAAAGAGGCTGTAGCGAAAGCAAGAGCTAACGGACAAACTGACGCTCAGATTAGACGTACATTCCAAAAAATGGGCGTAAACAACGCAAAAATTATTGAGCTACTTTTTGACTAGGAAAAAATCATGGCTAAAGAATGGTACGAATACGGCGCTGATGAATCTGTTCCTGCTTCTGCATACGTTCCTTGGTACGAGCGTGAAGCTGAAGAAAAAGTAGACGACGATTACAGTGCTGTACGATCGGGAGTCGTAGGCTTTGTAGAGACTGCAATAGGCGCAGGTGACGAGCTAGACGCTACTATACGTTTGTTAGTAGGAGAAGCAGACAACTGGTCTGAAGCTATTGGACAGTCTAGATCAGAGCTGGCCGCATTTAAAGAAGAAAACCCTTTGATGTCTGGTGCTATCACTGGTGCTGGATTGATAGGTGCTTTTTTTATTCCCGGCGCAGGTCTTGCAAAGATTAGTCAGGGTGCTAGTAAAGCAGCACGTACTGCTAAGGCCGCTGGACTAGGTGCTGCTGAAGGTGCCGCCTATGGTTTCTTAAGCGGTGAAGGTGAAGAGCGCTTAACAGGTGCCGCTATTGGTGCTGGTGCTGGCGGTGTTTTAAGTGGTGCTGCTGGACGTTTTTTAACCAAAGGCGCGGACGAAATAACTGAACAGCCTTTGCGTAAAGTTGTTGAAAGAGAAGACAGACCAGTAGACATGGGCGGTGCTGAAGGTTTTGCTAATCGTGGCAGAGCTGCTTCTGGTACAGGTGACTTAGACACTAATACACATACTAGAAAGTCTACGTCAGTAGTAGATGATGACTCTGTTCCTGCTAGTATTCACGACGACCCTAAAGAAGGCAGTAGATTAAGAGGATCTTTACTGCTAGGCACAAAAGAGTGGGTTGAAAAAAACGTAGGCATCAGAGCAGCTAGGCTGGTAGAAGATTCTGAGACAATGGTGCGCTCAGAAATGCATGACATTGACGTTATGTTTGATGACAACTTTGGGTTTATTAACAAAGTGTTTGAGGACGACACAGCGTTTAAAAGTCTTTTCTTGCGGATGAACAAAACCATTGACGAGCCTAACAGGACTACGTTTGATATGGCTCGACGATATGCAAAGACTGATGATCAGAAAAAAGCTGTTGACATCTTAGAGTTACAGTCAAAAGTTTTGAGAGATTTAGACTTTGTACCGTATGAAAGATTTGACGATTACATGCCAACAATAAATATTGCAGGTACTTCTGGTGTAACAAAAGTATCGGACTATGACAGCCCGTTACAGGCTCTTAAGAACATGGCTAAGGATGTATCTGCCGCCCGTGCTGTTGCTCGTCGGTTTAACCTTGACATGTCTAAGTATGAAGAAGAAGCTCGAAAGTTAATTGTTGAAAACACTAAGCCAATGTCTCGATTAGATTTTGTTATTAAGAAGGTCAGGGACGAAGCACGTGAGCAGGCATCAAGACAAGGCAATGTATCTGACCCGTCTGCTGTTGCAGATAACTTAAGAGACGCGCTACGAAGTGTACTTGTATCTGCTAAGACAGGCGGTGATGCTGTGGGTGCTGTTGCTCGAAGAGGCATCTCAGCCGCTTTGCTGGCTAATCCGATGAACGCTATCCTTAACTTTGTTGAAGGGTTTAACTCCCCTGTTTATCAGAACGGTATCGTAGCTTGGGCGCAGACAGTACCAAAAGCTGTACTAGCTACATTTAACAGAGAGTTTGGCGCGGTAGAAGGCAGGAAGTGGTTATCAAATAAACAGTTAGGTTTGAATAACTACATGGGTGAAGTACAGAACGCCGCTAAAAAAACATTTGAAGAAGGTGTAGAAACAGCGCGTTATGCAAAGTTACCAACTGCAGCTGCAAGCGTTGTAGATAAAGTGGGTGAAGCTGCTTACACGTTATCAGGTGTACGAGATGTTAACAGGATGAGCCAAGAAATCTTGACTAACTCTTCTATTAAAAGAGGAATGAACTTAGCTAAGAAAGGCGATGAAAAGTCTATGCAAAAGCTACGCGATCATCCCGGTATGCGTGGCTTGTCAGACTCTGAGTTCAACAAAACTGTAGATGCTTTGAAAGAAGGTAAAGTATCTGACCCTTGGGTAGTTAACTTTGCTGGTGCGTCTTTGAACAAGTGGCAACCAGTTAGTGCAAGTGCAATGCCTAGAGCATATAACGACAATCCTAACTTCCGTATTATGTACAGTATGTTGTCGTACATGAACAGGCAAATGAACAACTTGCGTACAGAAGTTGGTTTGAATATTCTTAAAGTAAATGACAAAGGATTAAACACTAAAGAAGGTGTACAAGCGGCAAAGGCGGCGATGCTTAACAGTGCTAAGTACACTGCTTTGTTTGGTGTTGCTGCTGGTATCTGGGACGATGCTCGTAAGACTCTTGACTTCACCAATGATAAGTATATTGAAGACGTCTTAACTCCTGAAGGTATAGCTAGTGCATCTTTTAATCAACTTGCTTCTAACATAAGCAGTGGTGTTATTAACATACGCGCTCAAGAATATGGTGGTGATCCTCTTAGCGTTACTCCTGCTCCTTTGTCAGCAGCTGCTAAACTATCTACAGGTGTAGGCAAGCTACTAACAGAGGGTGACGTAGACCCGCTCCTTAGAGCAACACAGACCTACACGCCCGGTATTGCAACGATTGATAGGATTGTAAGAATGACCCCCGCCATTCAAGAAGAGCTTGGCAGGGGCCGTTTGTTTACAGACTAGATCTCGCAGTTGTTACCAGTACAGGCTAATGTCTGTGACCCTTCAGTCATGTCAGAGTTTTCAGAGATGTTCCAATCAATAGTCTCTGGAAACTCTGCCTTCAATGTCTCATAAGTTTCCTCATCAATAGGCTCATAAGGTGCTTGCTGGTATGTGTGTTCACTGTACGGCAAGAACGACACACCACTGATCTTATCGAACTTGTTGTACAACCACTGACCTACCTCAAGAAACTCATCGTCCCTGTAGTAACAGGTCATTGACGGTTTGTGTTCACACCAATAGTCCTGATAAATCTCCCACAGTTCTAACTGCTCCATAGCACCCATTTCAGAGGCCACCACAGCCCCGTCAGGGGACTTTATAGGGAAGCTGAATACCTTGGTACTGGGTGACATTACATCGTCCTCTACGGGGATTCCTGCGGCCTCAAGGACTGCACACAATGGGTCTCTTGCATCTGCTCGTACTCGTCTAATGTACTGTTGTGCATATCTAGGGTGTATCCCACTAGCAGAATCCACCAGCTGACTAACAGTACCGCTAGGCTTAACGGCGGTGATAGCAGTAGAAGTATTAATAGATAGTCGGTCAGCCCACGATTTATTCGTAGCGATAGCTTCTTCACGCAACTCAGTAAGCCATGTCTTGAGTACACCTTTGTCTCTCCTTCCCGATAACGTCGGGTGATCCATGATGCCTGTAAGCGATACTCCTAGTAATGCTTCTTCTTCAGTATTGTTCTTCCACACCTTACGTAGGTAACGGAAGTCTGTCAAGGTAGCCTGTAAAGTTCCAAGGATAGTCGCAACACGAACTTTTCGTTTGAGGTCTGACAACGTATCGGATGCCCTGACAACAACTTCTGATAGATTGCAGAATTGGTAAGGTCGTAGGATGATCTCGCTACATGGATTAGTTCCAAAATCATAGGTAGCATCTCGTCGCTCGTTCTTTGCAGCTTGCTTTTGACTTGCGACTCTAGAGAACATACCTCGCTCTCCTGATCGGGACTCGTATAAACTTTTCCACTCATTAAGGAATGCCTCAAAGTCTGGCTTCTCTGTGTAACATGCACTGTTGTTGGCTAGGCCACGCTGAGGATTGTCTTGCCACCACTGGCCTGACTTGCATCGTCGGAGTCTATCGTCAGTGAGGTTAGATAGACTGATGAGAGCGGACCTGCGGACACCCCCGACAACGACGATCTGTGCAATCTTACAGCAGAGATCGTGACATTCGATGGAGCTAAGTTTACGTCCAGCAGCTTCCCGAAAGACACTAACTGTGAAGTTGAACAAATCGACAAGAGGTTCTGGACCAGATGCTCTACCGCCAAAGGTCTTAAGGGCTGCCCCTGCAAGTCGTACTCCAGACACGTCCCATTTTGGAAGTTGGCCTGAATACAACAAGCTAATAAGTTCTCTGTAGGCTTTAGCCCATCCAATTTTAGAGTCGGCGATGTGTATAACGGTATCGGTGTCATGAAATTCCTCCGCAACTTCAGGCAGTTTAGATACGTACTGACGTTCAACACTGAAGCCTACGCCTGTACCGCACATCAGGACGTACATCATTTCGTCAAACGCTTTAGGGTGGTCGATAGGTAGGTAGCTACAGTTGAAGCCAGCTACATTGTCACGGTCAAGAGCCTCACCAGCGGTCATCAACGCTCGCATTGAAGGCATGACACTTAAATCGTGAATGTCTGCAAAGATACCATTGGCTTCTTCTAGTGTTAGCTTACCCTTCTCAACCCAAAAGTTTAGGTACCTGTCGATTGTTTCTTCCCAAGTCTCCCGTCGCTGTTCCTCTGGTAGGTAACGTGCGTAGCGGGACTTGTGTATGTACTGTTGATATGCATCCATTAATTAAGTTCCTTAATCAGTCGTTCAATATACCATCGGCACTTACGCAGGTCTTCTACGGGTTTACCTTTGTAGTCATATCGCCAGAGGTACTTCAGTGCGTTGCCTTTTAGGTATCCGTTGAACTCATTAGCTGGCATCGACGCTTTGATTGCTTCGATAGCTTCAATAGCGCCCTTGTTGTAGTGGTCTGGTTGTTCTACAGGGTCTACCTTTTTCGGCTTCCTGATAGACAGGTTGTTCAATGCTCTTACTGTATCCCATTCTGATGGGGTTGCGTCATCAATACTCATCCGTACTTTCTCCTTAGATAATTCATACTAATAGGTAGTTCATCAAAGGAACCATTGTCTACTTCATTGAGCATCCAGATTCCTGACCAGCTACCGTTTGTTTGAGGGTTTAAGTAGTCCTCGTCATGGTTGTAATAGATACCAGCAAACAAACCAGTAATGTTAGTACCGTCTGCTTTACGTGCATAAGCTATGTCTCTATCTTGTACATGTCCCATAATGCATGACATGAACTTTTTTTGCAACATTAACTTTGCACACGTTACTGGTCTGCCCATGACACCACTGGTAAAGTAGTGACAGTAAGCGATACCGTCAATGATGATAGGTTCAAGGAACGGTACAACTTCCCAGCCAGACTTCTCCAACTGAAAGTCATCATAGCTCATCAGCCCCTCAAGCTTTGCATCTGTTTCGATTGCCCGTTCAATGCGCTGTTCATGGTTACCTAACAAGAATACCATACGCGGCTTCCAAGTCTTGTGCTTGTTACGTCTGAGCCTACGTTGCTCATCATAGATAGGTTTCAAGAACGCCCACATAGCATGCTTACCAGCTTCGATGTCGTTGACGTAACGTCTACCCTCGAATGACTTCTTCCCAACGTCATAGCTACTGAGACTTGGCATGTCCCAGTGATCCCCCAGATGAATAATAACGTCAGGTTTAGTTGCTGCTGCGTAAAGACCAGCCCAGTACAGGTGGTCAACAGGCATGTCAGGTTTGACTTGTGTATCAGGTATTACTAAATGTCTAGTCATTGCTTTTTACTCCATCCGACAGGACAGGTTTCTGGTGTGTACCACGTGAATCCCTGTTTGTCTGCCCATTCTTGCATGGTGTATCTTGTCCCGTCACTTCTACGTCTTGCTCCGGGCATGACTGTTCTTGGGTTTTGAAAGATGAAGACCAGCGTCTCCTTCTCGCCAAGGCATCGGCTAATATCAACATACTTCTTCGCTTCTGCTCTATCACGGAACCTTCCTTTAGCTTCAATGTAAATAGTATGTCCACCGTTACGATAAACAAAGTCAGGTTCATACATTCTAACCTGAGTATATGTTATCCCGCAAGAGTGGTATTCACAACGTTTAAGCTTTTGATGTAGGTCATGTTCAAACCAACTGTCAAAACCTTTTGGTAAGTTACGTCTCGTTCTCTTCACTTGGTCTTTCCCATAACTGGTTGGGTTCACGACGCAGCCAGAGTAGCCTAGCGTTCTCAATGACACGCTCTTCAGACTCTAACAACTCAACGCACTTGTTAAACATCTCTATCTCTGACAGTCCTTCAAGGAGCTTCTGAGACTTCTTATCACCGATACCATACACACCGACAATGTTATCAGCTTTGTCACCCATGATGATTTGACGGTAGAAGAACAGTAAGCCTTCCTCTTCGTTAACAGAAGTTAGTTCACGTTTGTTGAAGTTGTAGTGTCTGCACGGTACTTGTTGGAAGTCCTTGTCAAGACTAACGATGATGCTGTCAGGGGTGGCGGTAGCGTCGATAGCAATCAAGTCATCAGCTTCCTCACCCTCAGTAACAACAGCATTCCAGTCGTTAATAAGATACTCCCGTATAGCTTGCAAGTGTACAGGCTTTTCTTTGTCCTTACGATTACCTTTGTAAGGTGCAGTAACGGCTACATCATTACGAAAGTTGCCCTTGCCTGTCAGGTAGACACGGTACTCTGGCTCGTCATCTATCTGTGTGTATAGATCACTAATCAGATCAGATAAGAAACTGCCCGTAGTATAACAGGCAGTCTTAACTGACTCATCATTGCACTTGAAAGCACAACGATAAGCTACGATGTCACCGTCGATCAGGATCACAACGCTTCTGCTTCAGAGATCGAGTTGTCGGTATACTCAACCAACTCAGTTACCTTCATCTTAATCATAGAAGGAGACCGGCCAGTACCAACAGACCAATCGTAGTAGCCTACCACTGCTACTGCTTGTGATCCGTTACCGATGAGGACATCCTCAGGAATCTCCACACCATTCTCGTCTGTCAACCTCATAGGGTTATTAGACTTCATGGTAATGAAGAAGTCACGCTCATCACCTTTGTTGCTAGGTGCAATACCCATTTCTTCAAGAGCCTCAACAGCTTTCTCGCTGAGGTTGCCAAGCTGCACTTGGTACTTGTTACTGTACTTGTTGAGCTTGCTACGCTCGCACCAGTAAACAGTTCCTCGAACAGTGATGGGTGGTAGTTTGTTAGCTGTCATAGATTTCTCCTAGTGAGTTTCAGCCCAATTGTTGCCTACACGATATTCGCCGTCTAGTGGACACTGTAGGCCAAGCGTCTCTCCGGCGATTCTGATTGAGCGCACACCGATACGTCCGACTGTATCTGCGTAATGCGCTGGTGTTTCTATCTGCCACTCGTCATGTACGTTGGCTACAAATTTGTGTGGAATGTTGCGTAGTTTATCTGCTAAGTGTATCAGTGCCTGCTTCATAACACAAGCCCCTGCGCCCTGCAAAAGTGTATTCAATGCGGCGTGTTGGGATCTGACTCTGAGCTTTCGTCCATCGAGGCCATCAAGTACGCCTGACTGAGCCTGTCTGTCAATTCTTCCTCTAAGTTCTTCAAGAGCAGGCGTGTTGTGTAGAAATCTCTCTTTAAGCCTTCTTCCAGTGCCGCTATTTCCTCCAACGATAGCTCCGATCTTAGCATCTCCGGCCCCATACAAAAACGCATATATGAATGTCTTTGCAAGAGGTCGTGACGCAAGTCCCGCAGCCCGTTGATTAGCTGTATGAATATCGCCATTGAGGATTTCATTTGTATAGTCTTCATCGTCCATGTAATGAGCCAACATGCGTAGCTCTAAACCGCTGGCGTCAATACCAACAAGCACGTTACCTTCCTCAACAGTCCAGCATCGTCTGCACTCAGGACCAAACGGTGCAGATACAGCAGGAACCTGAGCCATGTTAGGTGATTGGTGTGTCATACGTCCTGTCACAGCTCCGTTGGTAATCACTCTACCGTGTACTCTACCATCATCCTTGACAGATTTCAACCATGAATCAATCTGAGCCACACGTTTTTGTAGCATCATATAACGTGCAACAGCTTTGGCTTCTGGTCTGTCGATACCTTCGAGAACTTTCTCATCAACAATGATGTTACCCTTCTCAGTTTTCTTGTCAAACTTAACACCAAGACCCTGTAGTCGCTCTGCTATCTGCTTACGTGAACCGGGATTAAACACAGTGACTTTGTCCTTCAGTTGTTTCCCCGTCTTTTCAGACCACCGCTCTTCAACGATAGGAGGAAAGATATCCTGAAGACTTGCTTCTATGTTGTTCATCTCAAACATAAGATCCATCATTAACTTCTCTGCATTATTGCAATCTAGCTTGAAGCCGTTGCGCTCTTGCTCAGTAACAAGCCAGCCTACTCGATGCTCAAGATCAATAGATTGATGAGAGAAACCTTCTTTGTGTAGCTGCAACTCTAACCACTTGTGAACCTGCTCAGTCAGTTCAACGTCAGCGATACAGTACTCAACCATCTCGTCACTCAATCCACCGTCGTAGTCTGTGAAGTCAAGCTTCCCTGTTCCTCCAAGGATTGTTCCCCAATTACGCAGTGAGTGTCCTCCGTCTTGGCTGGGGTTGTAGAGTCTGGAGAGGTAGAGAGTATCCACAACAGTATCCCTAGAGATATGTACGTTCCAAACACGATCAAGAATACCCACATCGAATCCAATGAGGTTGTGTCCAATGATTTTGTGTGCATCATTCAATACCTTCTGCAAAGTACTGGCTGTAGTGTGGACTTGTATATCGTTTTTCACCTTCGTAACTGCACACCAGATCGTTGAGTGATCCAAAGTAGTTTCGATATCCAAGTAACAGATACTCATAGTACGCCTCGTTCAATTCGTTTTGTTCAGGGTTGTGGTTATGCTTCTGATAAGTCTCCATCAACTGTTCCTGATCTAATATCCAACTCCCAATCTTGCTCATGATATATCATCTCCTCTACGTCTGCGAGTGTACGTAAATCTGCGCGGTCAATTACATCACCGTCATCTAGAGTAACAGCAAAGCATCTGTTACACAAGTCTACAAACTCTTCGCTAACTGCATACCGTCTTGTCGCTTCGTAGTCTGTAAGCTCTACGTCACACGCTTTACATCTCACAAGGGTTTCTCCTCACGTTCGTCTCGTTGTGTCAATCGTCCTGTCGCCTCGTTGTAGAACACCTCACATGCCTTGCCTGTCTTTCCAGTGTATCGGTTCTTCAACACACGTAGCACGGTGGTATTCTTCACGATAGGATCATCAGCCTGACTGTTACGCTCCGCACCTATGACTGCATCAGACAGCTGTGCAATCGAGGCAGAGCCACGTAACATACCCAGACTAGTCACTGCACCGTCCTCCAGCTGCTTACCTTCTGGTCTGCGTAGGTGGCTGACAAGGAACATACAGATGTTCATCTCCTGCACGAATGTTCGCAGTTTTGTCATGATCATGTCAAGCGCACGGCGTTCATCCCCGTTGCTTTGATCGGACACCAGTATTGATACGTGATCCAGCACGATGAATCTAACACCAAGTACCTTCACAAAGTACCGCATCCTGCCCAGTACATTCTCGATCTCGTTACTGCCGAAGTGTTCCCACAAGAAGACACGGTTCTCATAGTCCATCGTATCGTAGACTAGGTCGATGTCAGTGTCGTCGTACTCACAGTCTGGCAGGTGGATAGGCTTGTTCAGTTCGAGACCTACGAGTCCACGCATGGTGCGCTCAGGTGTCTCCTCAAGGAACATCAGACCAAGGTTGTCCTCAGACTGTGCCATGATGGAGCTTACTACCTCACGCAGTAGCGTTGACTTACCCAGTCCAGAGCCAGCACAGATCGTCACAAGCTCTGCCATACGTATGCCGTACAGGTGCTTGTTCAGTCCCTC